ACATCGAGCAAGGAATTGCCATTGCATACATTTGGAACGGTAGCAAAAACTTCGGCTTTGACGCCGATGGCAACTTTACAGGTGACGAGCCAGACGCAACGCTCGTCATAAGTGACGCGCTAATAAAGCGCAACTACGGTTGGGAAGATGTGACCATCGCTGGAATTATGAATGAGCCGTTTGTGGAGGTTTAAGGGTGCAAGTTGATATTAGGCCGATAAAAGGCATCAAGACAGCCAAGTACAATCCACGCAAGATAAGCGACCAGGCGCTTGAGTCGCTGAAGCAGTCAATTCAGCGTTTTGGGTTTGTTGACCCGGTGATCGTCAATGACCGAACGGGTGTGCTGGTGGGTGGTCATCAGCGCATTAAGGCAGCCAAGGAGTTGGGACTGGAGGCCGTGCCAGTGGTGGGAGTTAATCTTGATGAAGGCGAGGAGAAGGCGCTGAATGTGGCGCTGAACAAAATTAGTGGCGAGTGGGATTTGGACTTATTGAAGGGCGTTCTTGAGGATGTGCAGGCGGCAGGACTGGACTTGAGCTTGACTGGGTTTAGTGAGGATGAATGGCTTGCGATTAAGAATGAAAAAGAACTAAACGAAAACAGTAATTATAGTCGCAAGGTGGAAGCGCCAATTTACCAGCCTACCGGCAGCAAGCCGGAAATAAATGAATTGTTTGACAGAAAAAAAACAGATGATTTATTACATCAAATTGAAAGTTGCGAACTGGATCAAAGTTTAAAAGAATTTTTAATTAATGCGGCATATCGCCACACTATTTTCAGTTTTAAAAAAATTGCCGAGTTTTATTGCCATTCAAATGAGGAAATACAAGAATTGATGCGTAATTCTGCTTTAGTTATTATTGATTACGAAAAAGCTATCGAGGACGGTTACGTAAAAATTACAGACGAATTTGCAGAGCAGTTTAAAAATGAAAATGCGTGATGATTTTGCGGTACTAATCCTGACTCACGGTAGGCCGCATAACGTTAAAACGCTTAAAATGTTAAAAAATGCAAACTACAACGGTCGATGGTATATCGTGATTGATGATGAGGATGCATCGGCATCGGAATACCATAAACTTTATGGAAAAAATGTTATTCAATTTTCTAAAAAAGAAATCGCAATTGATTTTGACCAGGGCGACAATTTTAACGACATGCGAGCAATTTTTTATGCAAGAAATGCATGCTGGGGAATAGCGCAGCGATTGAGCTTAAAGTATTTTATGCAAATGGATGACGACTACGAAGCGATTTATTGGTGTTTCGACGAAGAAAAAAAATACACAGAAACACCAATAAAAGACATCAATTCAGTTTTAGAAAAAATGATTATCTTTTTTTCAAAAACGCAATTACACTCAGTCGCATTTGCTCAAAACGGAGATTTAATGGGGGGTCATAATTGCAACCTTATGAAGGCAGTGAAAACAAAAAGAAAAGCGATGAATACATTTTTATGCGACACGTCCAAACCATTTGAGTTTATTGGACGTGTCAATGAAGATGTCAATACATACACAGCGAGCCAAAGACAAGGCGTTACCTTTATGACATTAAATTCAATAAAAATACGTCAAACTCAAACGCAAAAAAACAAGGGCGGAATGACTGACTTGTATCGAGATTCAGGAACGTATGTTAAATCATTTTACACTGTAATGTATGCGCCATCGTGCGCCAAAATTGGTCAAATGGGTTATACCAATCAAAGACTTCATCACAGAATTGATTGGGATGCCGCCGCTCCATTAATATTGAGAGAAGTAAATGGCTAAAAAAACACCGCAAATCGATGAAAACATGTTGCGCCAGGTTGAGGAACTTGCCGGGTATGGCCTGACCCTTGAGCAAATAGCGGCAGTGCTTGGATTTTCAGAAAGAACTATGCACAGAAAAAAGGACAGCGACGACGCACTTATGGCAGCCATAAGGCGCGGAAAGGCCAAGGCATCGGCCATTGTGGGCAAGTCACTGTTTGGCCGTGCCAAAGATGGCGATGTTCCTGCCATTCGCTGGTGGGAAATGACCCGTGATGGGCGCAGTGAGCGCACCCAGACCGAAGCCAAAGTGGAGGTGATTAACGATGGGCAGACCGAAGCCCGCCTGGCTCGTCTCGTTGCACAGATTGCCTCCGAGATTGAGGCGCGAGACAATACCGAAGCTGTTGCAGAGCTTGAACCCGGACGATCAAGCGATCCTAGCGTATGACTGGCTGTGCATTGGTCGAGTAGACCAGTTGCCTCCTGAACACGACTGGACGTGCTGGCTTATCAAGGCGGGTCGTGGTTGGGGCAAGACACGCTGCGGAGCCGAGTGGGTGCGGATGATCGCTGAATGTAATCCAAACGCGCGCATCGCCCTTGTGGGGCCAACTGCGGCGGACGTCAGGGACGTCATGATCGAAGGTGAGTCAGGTATCCGTGCTATCGCCCCACCGTGGGCCGTGCCGGTGTATGAGCCTTCCAAGAGGCGCGTGACCTGGCCGAACGGCGCGATGGCTGTTGCCTATTCGGCGGATGAGCCTGACCGGCTTCGCGGGCCACAGCATACGCACGCCTGGTGCGATGAGGCCGCGGCGTGGAGATACCCTGACGCGTGGGATATGCTGATGATGGGCCTCCGTCTTGGCCAGCGCCCGCAAGTGGTGGTGACGACGACGCCGAAGCCCGTGGCCTTGATGCGCTCGATTGAGTCGACGCCTGGAATCGTGATCACCCGTGGGCGAACGATAGACAACGCGATCAACCTCGCACCCACATTCCTAACGGCCCTGATGGCACGATACGAGGGCACCCGACTAGGTAGGCAAGAGCTCGAAGGTGAGGACCTTGTCGATAATCCTGACGCCTTGTGGAGCCGCTCAGGACTGGATGATCGCAGGGCGAGGATGGAACCACAGCTGGCGCGCGTGGTGGTGGCCATCGACCCGGCAGTGACGTCACGTGACGACAGTGACGAGACTGGTATCATCGTGGCTGGTGTTGGCGTTGATCGACGCGGGTACGTGCTGGCCGACCTCTCGGGACGATACAAGCCTGACGAGTGGGCAAGGATCGCGATCGGGGCGTACCACGAGTACAAGGCGGATAGGATTGTGGCTGAAAGCAACCAAGGCGGTGAGATGGTACAGCACGTGCTTAGGACGGTGGATGTTGACGTTCCGTTGCGGCTGGTTCACGCGAGTCGTGGCAAGGTGGCCAGAGCGGAGCCGGTGGCGGCACTCTACGAACAGGGCAAGGTGTCACACGTCGGGAGTCACGCGAAGCTGGAGGACCAGCTGTGTACTTGGCAGCCTGGTATGGCCTCGCCTGACAGGATGGATGCGTTGGTTTGGGCCATGACGGAGTTGATGCTTGGTCGTGGTGAGGTGGCGTTTGCGTGATATAATCACAGCACCGCCCAAGCCTCTTTTACGGTCGCGCCGTGAAACGCTCAAACTGGGCGGTCACTGTTAGAGGAGAACAAAAATGCATTTGAATCATTCGATGAATAAGTTCGCGTCAGTGCTGCAGGATACAGGGCGCAAGGCAGACAACCGTGAGGTGTTGCGTGGATTTGTGTCGCGCGAGCGCAAGACGCTGAAGTTGTTGATTGAGGTACTCGAGCGCTTAAATTGCACCTATGAATTACCCGACCCCGTGTGGCAAGCGCTCGACAGACCACACTTGGTATCAGGTAACGAGTGGATGCAGCTTGCAGAATCCTTGCCAGATGATGTCAATCCGCTCCTGAAGCAAGCGATGATGCGCAATGGGTTTGCCAAGTGGGAGATGGAGAAGCATTGCCGGCAGTTTGGTGATGTGGTGTGAGTGCACTTGCGTGATACTTGACCAGCCGTTGTGATACAATCCAAGATAGTTGCCGCCCTGGTGGCTGTTCTCCTCCTGGGGCGGCGCTTTTTAGTTTGGGGGTAGCGTATGCGATGGATCGACAGAATACAGCACGCGCTCAAGGCGTTCCGGCTTGGGCCTGCGGTTGTCGAGCCCGCTGATACCTATTGGGGCAAAGACCCCGAACCGTTCGCACCGCCAGCGTATGGCGACTATATCGCAACGTCATCAAGCGTTTATGCGTGTAGCACACTTCGTGCCCGCAACGTAGCAAGCCTCCCGCTTAGGGCCTACCGGATGGTCAATGGCGAGCGCGTTGAGGTAACGGATGGTCCGTTCACGGACTTGATGCAAAGCGTGAATCCTCATTGGACGTACAACCGTTTGATGCAAATGACCGAGTTGAGCTTGTGCCTATGGGGGCAGGCATTCTGGGTTTTGGAGCGTGGACCCAACGGGCAAGGGACGCCACGAGAGATATGGTGGGCACGGCCGGACAGGATGCGTCTTGTCCCACACGAGCAGGATTACATTGCCGGGTGGATATACGACTGGGATAACGAGCGGCTTCCGTTCACGCCTGATGAGGTGATCTGGTTCAGGCACCCAAACCCGCTGGACGAGTTTATGGGCTTGTCTCCGATCGCGGCGACTAGGCTGGCCATTGACACGGCGCACGGAGCGCTGCAATCGAATCACTCGATCTTTAAAAACGGGCTGCAAATTGCAGGCGTTGTCTCGCCGCAGGATAAAGAAACCGCGTGGTCACGCGAGCAAACAGAGCAGTTGCGCGAAAGCCTTGAGCGGCGCTTCAAGGGGGCAGACAAAGCGCACCGTCTGGCCGTGCTTGGTCAAGCGGCAAACTTTCAGACGATGGGTGTCTCGCCAAAGGATGCTCAGTTTATCGAGCTGATGAAGTGGACGCGCTCAGATGTGGCCTCAGTCTATGGTGTTCCGCCTGAGCTGATTGGTGACCACGAACACGCGACATATAGCAATATCGAGCAAGCTTACAAAGGTTTGTGGACGGATTGCCTGATTCCCGAGGGAGCGATGATTGCATCTGAAATCACCGAGCAAATGCTCAAGTTTTTTCCGGATGTTGACCTTGTGGAGTTCGACACCACGCACGTAAGCGCACTGCAGCCTGACAAGGCGAGCCTTGCCGATCAGGCAGGTAAGTGGGTGGCGATGGGTGTTCCGCTTAATCGCGTTTTGTCGCAAATTGCTCCGCAAATGCTTCCTGAGGGCGGCGAATACCCGTGGGGTAACACCCCGATGATGCCAGTGCTTCCGCCAGCGACAAATCAAGATAACAGGCAAGACGAAACAAGGGCGATCAAAAAGATGTCGGGCACGATGGGACGTCGTGGATTCATCGAGTTTGGGTCTCCTGAGCACGTCGCCATCTGGAAGCAGTTTGATTTGCGTGCAAAACGCATCGAAACACAGTTTGTGCGCATCTTGAGCGAGCTGATGCAGGAGCAGGGTGATGCCATCGCGGCAGCCGTTGCGGAGCAGGGTTCGAAGGCGGCAGGTTATGACGGGATAGACTTCAGGCCGGGCGGACGAGTGCGGAGCGCGTTCAAGAAGGGTATCGAATTGTACGAAGCAGGGCGTGGTGGAGATGGGCTGGTGGCTGCGACGATCCGATGGGCACGTAGGCTTGCTGCCGGTGAGGCGATCACGCCAGACAAGGCGCGCAAGATGAGAGCCTGGCACGCGCGGCACGCGAGCGACAAGGTGACAGGTTGGGACAAAGATGGTGAAGAGACACCCGGATATGTCGCGTTCCTGCTTTGGGGCGGCGAGCCAGGTCGTGATTGGTCTGAGCGCTTGGTGAGCCAGATGGACAAGGCAGATGAGCGCGCAAGCAAGGCACTGACGCCTGATGACATCGATGCATTGTGGGATGGTGACTACTGGCAGAGCGTGTTTGCAGACCGCCTGATGGGCCAGATTCAAGACGCTGCCGAGGCCGGTGGCGCGGATGCATTTAATCAATTAAACGTCAATGCGAGATTTAATCTTGACACACCTGATGGCAATCGTTTCTTGATGGGACGCACACAGCGGTTTGCCGAACAGGTCAACGAGACCACGTGGAACCAATTGCGTGAGGGCATCGCTGATGCAATCAACAGCGGCAAGACGATACCGGAGATTGAAGAGCTGGTGCAGCAAGTGATGGGCGACCGCATCCGAAGCAGTGCTGAGACCATCGCTCGGACTGAGACGATCGGGGCGTTGAACGGTGGGTCTCTCCTAGGGGCCAAGCAAAGCGGGGTGGACTCGAAGAAGACGTGGATAGCAGCGCTTGACCAACGCACGCGGGACAGCCACATCGATGCGCACACGCAGTATCAGCAGAACCCGATACCGCTGGATGATGACTTTATGGTGGGCGGTGGCGGCGGGCAAGCGCCTGGACAGATTGGCCTACCGGAGGAGGACATCAATTGCCGGTGTGCCATCGGTTGGGTATTTGATGAGGATGAAGCACGCGGGATGCTTGACGCCGATGCCATTGCCAAACTACAACGGTTTACGGAGGGCAAGTAAATGCTCGTTGTTAAAGCACAATACGTTGACGTTGTCGAGACCGAAGGCGCGAGGGTGTATACCTTTCGGGCTAGCACGGCAAGCGTTGACCGCCAGAATGAAATCGTAGACCAGACCGGTTGGGTGCTTGATTCGTATCGCGCGAATCCAGTTGTTCTGGACAGCCACAAGTATGACTCGATTGAGGACGTGATCGGGCGGGCCGTACGGGTAGAGGTGATCGGTGACGCCCTCGAAGCCGACATCATCTTTGCCGATACCGACAAAGGCGAGTGCGCACAAGAGCTTGTCAACACTGGGTTCCTGCGCACGGTTAGCGTTGGGTTTCGCTCGTTGGCACGCCGCCCGGGTGGGGCTGGTCAGCCGCTGACACACACACAGGCCGAGCTGCTTGAAATTAGCTTGGTGGCCGTTCCGGCCAACCGTGATGCGGTGCGCATTCGGAGCGCTGAGCCGGATGAGGAGCAAGAGACCGAAGAGGGTGATGACGTGATCGGTAACAACGGTGGTGCGATCGAGCAGAAGGCCGGTCGTGTTATCTCGCGTGCGAATCTTGAAAAGTTGCAAGCGGCAATCGACGCGATTCAGGGAGTGATTGATTCCGCGATGGGTGATGAGCCCGTGCAAAAGCCGATGGCACAGCCTGAGCCGGAGGAATACAAGGTGGGAGCAGGCGTAGTAGACGCGCTAACGCGCTTCGTAGGAGGGAAAAATGGACAATAGCCAATTGGAAGGCTTGCTCCGCGATGTCGCGGCGCGGCTGGACTCAATTCAGGGCAGCAGCTTGACTGAAAAACAGGTCAAGGAAATTGCCGAGGGCATAGTTAAGAACGCACAAAACGACAACGCGGAAGAGTACCGCAAAATGCGTTTCGGTCAAGCCGACCCGGCGTTGATGGGCTCCAAGTTCGCGCGTCACAATTTGAGCGCGAGCGACATAGAGATGTTGTACGACATCACGACTGCCGCCAAGAACGCTGGAATGGGGCCTGGGCCGTCAAGCGAGCTTGCCAATGCGTTTGCTGCGGTTAGCAAAGCGACCTATATGGACGAGAACCTAGTCAAGGCCTACGACCGTACGGCGCTCGACAACCTTTTCCCGCGCGTCCGCAAGGGCATGGCCAACAAGGCTGAGCTTGAGGCCTACGCCAAGGCAATGGATAGCGCCGAAACCGGTTTTGGCTTGCAGTTGATGGGCGCTCAGTACGCTGCAGACTTGTGGGAAGCGGCTAGGCCGTTGTCCCGCGTATTCTCGTTGGTTGACACGTTCGAGATGACCGCTCCGACGGCCTACCTGCCGGTTGAGGTGGACATTCCTGAAATGCTTTTTGTCGGCGAAAGTTCTGGTGCAACCGCGTTTACCACGCCATATGCAACCAGCAAAACTGGCTCGCAGCGCGTGCAGGTCGATGCCAAGAAATTTGTCATCCATCAAGTCTGGAGCGGCGAGCTTGAAGAGGATTCGATCATCCCGTTCCTTCCGTTCTTGCGGCGTCAAGCAGCGTTGGCTATCGCACACTACAGCGACAGCTTAATCCTGAACGGCGACACGACCAACGCTGCGACGGGCAACATCAACCTGGACGATGCCGATCCGGCTGACACCAAGCATTACTTGGCGTTCGACGGTTTGCGTCACGCTGGCATTGTCGACAACACCGCAAACAGCTTGGCGCTCGGTGGCGCGGTTTCATACACTGCTTTGCGCGGGCAATTGAACCGCATGATCGACACCACTCGGTTTGTTGATTGGGGTCACCCGATTAACAATGAGGACGTCGTTTATATCACGAGCCCACACGTTGCTGAAATGATTGGTCAGCTTGATGAAGTTCTGACCGTCGATAAGTATGGTCCGGGTGCGACCATCCTCACTGGTGAGTTGGCGCGCATCGGTCGCAATCCACTAATTTCATCGATGGCGATGCCGCTCACCGAAGCAGACGGCAAGGTTTCAAACACTGCAGCCAACAACACCCGCGGTCAAGTTGTCTGCGCGAACATGCGCGGACTCAAGGCTGGCTGGCGTCGTCGCGTGAAGGTTGAGACCGAGCGTTTGATCGGTTCCGATCAATCACGCATCGTTTACAGCCTGCGGATGGGTCTCGGTCGGTTCAGCCCCACGGGCGCTGCATCAGGCATTGAGTTCGCTGACGTCTTGTACAACATCAACTTGTAAGAGATCGGCAGGCCGGGGGAGACCCCGGCTTTGCCTTAAGGAGGGTGCTATGCAAATTACAAGAGAGCTCGCCAAAGGTCAGATGGTCTGTAAGAATTTCTTTCAAGCGAACGTCACAGCCTCCCAGACTGACGTTCGTCTGAATGATGCATCGAATCAAGTCACTAATATTACGGTGCCATTCAATGGTGAATTGTGCGCGGTTGTCTCAGACCTAAGCGCCGCCGCAACCGTTGGAACTCTGACGGTACACGTGTTTGTAAACAACACAAAGAACGCAAACTTTTCGACAGCTATCACCACGCTAGCAGCTGGCATGGTGAAGATCCCACGTGGCAAAGTAACGTTGAGGGCTGGTGATAGAGTAGGAATCGGAAT